CTACTGACCAGGCTTTAGGGACTACTCGCATTTGTGCGAGGGCCTGAGTCCCGACGATTAACCCCGGTACAGACGGTGGTCCGGGCCGTAGGTCACGCAATGCGTTGTATTGCCCAGCTCTGTGCGCTTGAGCTTGGCCTCTTGCTTGCTCATAAAGAACAGACCGGGGATGACTCGGTTGTTGGTGAGATCGCGAATTGCAAATAGTTTGAGTTTCATAAGTTCCGCTCGAAAGCATTTTTGTTTCTAAAAAAGATTGTAGACGATTAGTCGATTGGCGAGGGTTAATTTGTTGCGGGCGCTAAATCTCTCCTTTCAGCCGAGCAGTCAGGTACTCGTCGGAGTTCTTGTCGACTTCGACCATGTAACCGCCTCGACAGTCTGCTGTTGCTTCGCAGCCATCCGGGCCGAACGAGCAGTGTTTACAGTCGAGGGGCCCCGTGTATTCGCCTCGCGGTTGGAAGCGGTAGAGCCCTCCGCGTAGGGCCTGGAACTTCTTCGGTGGGACATCGTGGACGACCGTCACTTCGTCTTCGCCTTGGCCTTCCCGGCGTCGAAGTGCTCGGTGGCGTAGCGCTGGAACTCAGCCACGTCTTTCCAGTGAACCTGGATGCCGTTGACGGCTTTGTTGTTGACCCAGACCTTGCTGATGTGGACGCGGTGGTGTTTGAGCATGATCGTGAACTTGTTGGGTGACTTGGGCAGGTTATCGCCCAGGTAATCGAACATCTTGTGGAGTTCGTCGCGGGCGATGTTGCACTTGCCATCAGGATGTGTGCGGAGCATCAACGCCCTGATGGTGTCGCGGTATGCGTTGACCTTGTTGGAGATCAGCGCGTTGCTCTGGTAGCTCTCGTCAGTGGGCAGCATGTCCAGCAGGTATTCGAAATTGCCGTCGAGCAACGCGTTGGCCACGGAGTCGATTGAGCTTTCGCTCACGGCCATCATGTTGTCGCGGTCGACGGTCTGGATGACGGTGCGGGCTTTCGTGACGTCGACGACGTAGGTCATCAGATAGTCGTGGAATCCTTGCAGTTCTTTCTCGATCTGTTCGAGTTCGGCATCAGCGATGACGAGCTTGGCGTCCTGGTATCGGCCAACGTTGTGGCGTCTGTCGCCTTTATCCACGATGACTGGATCGCTCATGTTGGACATGAGAATCCAGTTTGTGAAGTTGCGGGCTTCGAACGCGCCGCTGTGCATCGCGCGGATAGGCACAATTTCTTCAGTGATGAAGTTTTTGAGCTTGGCCATGATGCCCTTTTCGTTGCCCAGCGCTTTGATCTGGACTTCATCAACGAAGACAAGCAACGAGTCAGCCATGTAGTGGTTGTACTTCTCTGCCAGCTCTTCCATACGACGCGTGGTGCAGTGCGCACCGAAAATTGGGCGCAGGACATTGTTGGTCAGGATGCCCTTCCCTGTGCCCTGTACCCCATGGAGTACCCATGCTGTTTTGGTGCGGTCGCGGTACTGCAGGATGTAGGCCACCCAGTTAAGGAAGTGCTCCGTGATGTCCACGTCGCCACCGAGGGCGTGATGCACGACTTTGAAGATGGTGGGCGGGCACTTGACGGTGCGTTTCACGGCTGTTTTCATGTAGATGCTCGGCTTGAAGCGATTGACCGTGCGGTTGGGCACGTCCACACGCACGTTGTCGTGTGGGTCGAAGGTCAGATCCCACTCAGGAATGAAATCGCCCATGGCTACGCCATGCTGTTTGCAGAAGTCGCGCAGGATGGTCTCGTTCTTGGCTGGGTAGATGTCCAGTGTGTCGCTGCCGTTGTCGTACGTGCCGCGCCAGTACACACCGGAGATCTTGTCGCAGAACGCCAGGCGCGTGATACCAGCGCTGTCGGCGGTAGTGGTTTGCTGGGTGAGTTGAGCCCAGTATTCAGGCAGTAGCTCTTTGGTAAGGTAGCTGGGCTCGCCCTTGAAGTTGTAGATGTAGTCCGGGCGATTCTCGGGGTGGTAGTAAGCCCATGAGTCCCCACCATTGAGATTGAAGTACACGTAACCGCGTTCTTGTTTGATCTCTGTGATGACGGACTCGTCGGGCTTGAGCATGACCTCAACGCCGCCAACCACCTTGTAGTTGAACTTGCGCTTGACCATGCCGGCTGCGTCGCGCAGCTCGTTGATACGAGCATGCGTGAGCTGCTTATTCTTCTCGGTGCTGTTGACTGCGTTGCTCAAGGACAGCACGTCGTACTTGCGTTTGACGAGCTGCACGCGTGGTGCTTTGCCCAACGGGTCTTTGATGCCCTTGAGCACGGGCGGTGCGACGTAGATCAGCTTGTCGTTCTGGCAAGCAGAAATGTCCAACGGCCAGCGGATGGTGTTGCCGGTCTTGGTGAGCTCCATCGACGAGCGCAGAATGGGAGTCTCATGGTTCTTCTGGATGAGCCACTGCTTGAGCAATGGTGCGCTGTACTCCTTGTCCAGCATCATGAAGACGTGGGCGCGAATCTTGTTGTCGCTGATGCCGTAGCTTGCAGACCACTGCAGCACGTACGAGACTTCAGACAGACCGATCTCTGCGAGGAACAGATCAATGGTCAGGGGGATGGTGTGTGTTTGTCCTGTGGCAGTCACAGTCTCGATGTTCTCGGGCAACCCATCGAGGTCCAGGACGACCCAGTCGGATGAGTCGTTGGTGTTGGTGCCACCCGCGCGAGATTCCTGCACCAGGTCACGAGCCAGCTTGCCCTTCAACAAACAGTTGCCTGCTGCTGCGTGCTTGGTCACAAGGTTGACCAGCCCATTCAGGTCGTTGAAGGTCTCCTTCGCTGACGTGAACTGCCACGTCATAGGGTACGGTGTCTTCACGACTTCGCCGTTCTTCTTGGAGTACGTCTTGGTCAGTGGTTCAGCGGCTTGCAGGCAGTACAGGGTGGTCATGATGTTGTCGTTCTTCAGTAGACATTCGAGTGGAGGGTGGTCATTTTGCCTTAATCTCTTATATCTATATACCTTCCAATCTTCCTTCCTTCCAAATAGTTTTTATCATAGAAAATAAGATATAGGTATATAAGACTAAGTACAAAGCATTTCCTATATAAAATAGGAGAGCCCGAAAGAAGGGAAGTCGGTAGGAGCCCATAAGTCCGGCCCAGCGGCTTTCGCCCAGCACCCGGAGACCGAGCGCTGGGCGTAGACTTTAGATCTTCTCGACAGCTTCACGTACTCGCGACGCTGTCACGAAGCGTGAGCCGTTCATCACGGCGCGTAGGTCTTTGACCACGCGCAGTACACACAGGCTGATGCGGTCGTACTCCATGTCAGTCATGGAGCGCTCCCCCGCTGCGAACTCATCGCTGCGCTCTGCAGCTTTCAGTGCGTTGTCGAGCAATGTGCGTTGCGCTTCCAGTGGCAGTTTGTAGAAGCCCTTATCACGTACCGCAGCACCCTCGGTGTCGCCACGCAGCGCCATCTGGTACATCAAGAAGACTGCACCAGCGGATTGCTTCATGTTCTCGGCGATACGACCGAGTTGCGTCGCTTGCCGTGCAACCTTGCGTTCGAGCAAAGCATCTGCCTGATCGGCCATGCCGTAGGCTTCAGCCATGCGCGTGGCGCTCATGCGCAGTCGGCGCTGTGTGTCGTTGCTCACCCTGGTCGACATTTCTTTGAAGAACGCGTCTTCGAGTAGAGGTTGACCGTACACTTTGGGCAGACCTTGCCAGTCGGTGGTCATGCTGGTGAGGTGTGCAGCGAGCTCATGCCATTGGTCACGTTGCGCATTCAGCGCACGGAGCTTTTCGATCACACCCTCGTTTGACGAGCCGTGTTCCATGAACGACTGTTCAGCGAACTCAGCTTCGCTCAATGCACCGGTGAGTTCCGCCAAGCCGTCCACACCTTGGGTGTAGAGAGCTTCGCGCACACTCTTGAAGAGCGTGCGGGATTCAGACACGATCATGGTGTCAATGCGCCAGGCAGTGGACTGAGCCATTTGTGCAGCGACATAGGCTTCGATCACATCGTGGTTGTAGTCCAGCAGGTCGAAGTATTCGTTGCTAGAGTTGGCGAGGGTGGTGTTGTACGTCTTGGTCATTTCGTTTGTCCTACAGTTGGTTAAATGAAGCTGAACGCTTCGCACTGGGCAGCACGCTACCCAGTACGCTGAGATCAGTTACCGATCCGATCAAGAATGAGGCGCTCTGCTTCGGCTTCGGTGCAGCCGAGCAGTTCAGCCAGATGTTTCGTCTTTGCGCGGAGCACCGCGTACGGTTCAGTGGACTCATCAACGACGTCATCACTGACCTCGTTGATGGACACGAAGATGATTGCGGGCTGACGGGAAATGCGGACACGGTTCATGATTGACTCCAGAGAATGAGGGCAAGAAAAAAGCCAGCAACGATGCTGGCTTTGAGGACGAGGTCGTCGGGATCTGTCATTTGCGTTTGAGTGCAAGCTCGACGAGATCGGCAATGTCGGTCTGCATGAGCTGCATGGCCGAGTTGATGACACGCGAGAGCTTCACCACAAGCCCGAGGTACTTGATGATGAGTATGTCGTTGACTTCGACGACGTACTCATCGTTGATGATCTGCGCGCTGAAGTTTTTGTACCCGAGGACTTCGCGCAACGGCATGCGTTTGACGACTTCGCCCTCGATCAGAGCTTCGGCGATACAACGGGTGGTGACGGTTGAGATAGAGAGTTTCATTTCAGTTCATCCTTCGAGTATTTAACAAACCCGACGTGGTAGCTCGATCCTTCGATCCAGCCAAACACACGACGAGCGATCGCAACGGTCACGATCGACGCAATGAATGCGCCGATCCCAGACATCGTCCCGACCAATGTTCCCCAATGAATCATGAGGTTCAGTAATAAGAAACCAATGTGTAATAACGAAACGCTATTTGGATTCCCAAGCACTCTGAGTCGAGTACGCGGCCTCAGCATGCAGAGCAAGACGTACTCGAAGAGCACGTTCATCATCCCGAAAACAAAGACCGCTTCGATCATCGAAGCGCCCGCAAGATGGCGAACCGCATCCTGAGCAGATCCACTTTGATCTCGCCCGTGATCGCTTGCTCCACCTTGTCACGCAGCGCGGCGAGTTGGTTCGCCTGGTCACCTCGGTACAAGAAGCAGCCGTTGCACACCGAGTTGAGCAAGCGGTTCAACTCAATGTACATCTCGCGCACCGCGTCGTCGTAAATCTCCTGTGGGCTTCGGCCCACAATTGGTTTGTCCATACCCCGTCCTTTCCATAACACGCAGCGAAGACCGCCGCATAAAACACAACAAACACGGCGAGCTTGCTCGCCGTTCCCCGGTCAATGCACTGGGCGCGCAGTTGCTTTGTTACCCACGCGCGTCTTTTCCCAGCGCGTGCCGTCGGCGGTGACGTAGTACGTGACCTCGGGCTGAGCACCGATGTGCACAGCCTTCACGCCGCGCTTGTTGAGCGCAGCTTCGAGCTCAACGATGCGGGCCTTTTGGTCGCGGTACACCTGACTTGCAACTGACAGCCGCGCTTTAAGCGCAGCGATCGTCTCTTCGAGTTCGAGGACTGCTTTGGATTCGGACATGATGTTCTCCTGGGCGGAGTGCAGGGCCCATGCCCCACACCCCATGACTGACGATTGATTGGTGAGCAGGCCCTGTCGGGCCTACCGCTGGTTAAGCCTTAACCGGATTGGCGCTGAGCTTGCGCTGAGGCGCAGTGGGCGCAAGGCCTGCTTCAGCGCGGAGCGCTTCACGCTTGGCGCGCAGCTCGTCGGCCTTCGAGACGTAACCCTCGACTGCACCGTCGACAAACTGTGCGGATGCGAGCCGCGTGCCCTCGACCGCATACGCGGCCGACTTACCCGCGAAAGAACCGATGGTGGACATGAAAGACATAACTACTCCTGAAGATTGATGAGCGAACTTGCTCAAGCAACACAACAGATACGGCGAACTTGTTCGCCGTGGTATTGGGTGTTGGGACCCCTATCCCCGAGCACAACGGAATCCGAAGTGGGGGTGCCGAACTGAGCACGGGGAGGGAGGGTCCAGAGAGCCCCGTCCCTCGATTTTTTGCAAAAAATTTTTCACCAGAAATTCTCGAAGCTCTAAAGTAGAATCGCGCCCATGCCCAGAGCCCTCAACGCAGTGCAACGATCCATCCGAGAAGCGGAGAAATCAACACGCGTCGCCCAGACCAGAAAAGCCCCGCACACCAACACGATGGCCCAGGCCATGCAGGTGTCTGAGGACAAACCTCTCACGGAGCTGCAGCGCAGTTTCGCCCGGCACATCGCCGAGGGCAACTCCATCCCGAACGCCATGCAGCTGGCCGGCTACAACGAGCAGCCGAGCTACGGGTACCGCATGGTCAAGATGCCCAACATCAAGCGGGAGATCGCCAAGTACCAGGCCCAGTACCAGGAAGCAGCCCACCTCAAGAAGCAGGACGTGATGGACATGCTGAAAGAGGCGTACGAGATGTCCAAGCTCATGGCCGAGCCAGCCACCATGGTCTCAGCGGCCAGAGAGATCGGGAAGCTGTGCGGGTTCTACGAGCCAACCAAGGTTCAGGTGGACGTGAACATGACCGGGTCGGTCAAATTCCAGCAGCTGACGGACGCCGAGCTGTTCGCCATGATCGAAAAGGCGGCGGCGGACGGTATGGATACAGAACTTGAGGCCCTGGAAGGCCCGGAAACGCCCTAAAAGGGCCCAGGAATCGACGAAATGCCCCCATCCAAGGCCCAGGTAGCCAAGGTACAGCTGGAGCTGCTCCAGCGCGAAGCTGCGAGGCGCCGGTTGATGCCTTTCATCAAGCGTTTCAACCCGAAATACAAGGACGGCTGGGTCCACAACGACATCTGCCGTCGCCTGGAGCGCTTCAGCAAGGCCGTGGCCGAGGGGAAGAGCCCACGCCTGATGCTGCTGATGCCCCCACGACACGGAAAGAGCGAGATTGCCTCCCGGAACTTCCCACCGTGGCACCTCGGGCAGCACCCGGACCACGAGTTCATCGCCTGCTCGTACAACGTCAGCCTGGCCATGGACTTCAGCCGGAAGGTCAAGGACATCCTGTCTGACCCGCTCTACGCGTCCGTGTTTGAGACGCGCCTGGACCCGAACAACCAGTCGGCGGAGTCATGGGGCGTGCAGGGCCAGCGCGGCGGGTACGTGGCGGCAGGT